ATGGCAAGAAGTTTGTTAAGACAATTAGCTCAAGTTAGTGGTTCAGCTACTTATGATGATGCTCTACCGATGGCTGTTGCTGAGACTGCAGATGATTTAAGTCTAGAAAAAGACTTAAATTTTATTCGTTCACAACTAAAAGTAGTTACAGGTGAAACAAATTGGTTTGATGTTCCTAATAAAAATATTGTTGAGTTAGATACTGAAGATGGTTACATTAATACATTTATAGGTAAAGCTGCTGGAAGTGATACTCCAAACTATTCAAGTGAAATTTACATTACTGATGGAGATAGTTTAGAGACTGCAATTGGTAAATTAGATGCTGCTATAAATGTAGTTGCTCCAGATAAGTTAGTAGAAGACATTGTTGCTGCAATTAATGCAGAAACTGCTCATACTCTTCCACATAGTGCAACTTATACTTTAGATCCAACTGGTGAGGGCTTAAATATGGATTTATCTCTTAATGGTCAGTTATTAGCTGTTGACAGTGGTAGTGTTGCAAGAGATTATGCAGAAACAAGTACTACTCAGGTTACTTTCCACTTTACGGTTGAGCCAGATAGTAATTTAATATATCTTATAAGAGCATAAAAAAGGAGTAAAAGTTGAGTAAAGTTGCTGAAAAAAGTTTAGTACAGTTTATGCAATGTTTGAAGGACGAGGAAAAATCATTACAAAATAAAATTCCTTTACTTCAAACGCAATTAACACATAATAAGAATCTTCAAGATTTGTTACTAAAAATTGTTGCTTTGGAAGAAAAACAAGAAGAAAAAGAATTAAAAGAGAAGCAAGAACAAGAAAATCTTGCTTCTCTTCAACAAAAAGAAATAGAAAAGAAACAACAAGAGTTTTTAGAAAAGATGAAAGGAAAATGCATTTTTAAAGAAAGAAGAAGTAATAGTTTTTGTAAAAAGAAAACATTGAAAGGTTCTCTTTATTGTTCAGCTCATTCTCAGAGGTTAAATGGCTCGCGGTAAAATTAAGAAAGAACAAATTGATACTGAAGGTGCGGGTAATATTGCAACTGATATAGAAGTTGGTCAAATGATTTCTGGATCTTTTGCACAATTCGAATGGCAATCACCAGTTATAGCAAAACAGAATACCCCTCCCGAGTCTCCGGCTGTAGGAGATAGATATATTGTTGGAACATCCCCCGGCGGAGCTTGGTATGAGCACGATAATGAAATTACTTATTATGATGGATCAGCTTGGCAGTTTAATGTTCCATCTGCTGGATGGATTTGTTGGATTATGGATGTTGGTGCAATTTTTTTCTATAAGTATTTTAATGGAAAATTTTGGCATCTTCTTGGAATGATCGACGGTAATTTATATGTAAATTATGATGGTCCTCCTCCTAATGGTAAAGGATATGTTTATTTTTATAGTGGTGGATCTCCAACTGGGCAACGGTTAGAATGGGATCCTAATGCACTTTTATATCCTGGCGGCGCCTTTTTTCTAAGTGGTCATTGTGAGATTGGTGGAGATTTAAACATTGTTGGTAATGTTGATTGTCAGGGAAATATTTTAGTTAGGTGGCAGGGAGGTGAAGGTGATTCTTTTGTCTATTTCTATGATGGAGGTGTTGCTACAAGCAAGTATTTAAAGTGGGCGGATGCAAATGATAGATTCGAATTTAATGACGATTTATATGTAGCTGGCAATATAATAGCTTCTGGATCTATAGGCGGAGGAATTTTTTGTAAGGGAGGAACACTTTATAAATCTGACGGAATTGCAAACGCAGCTTTAAATATTATAGTTTGGAGAGCACCATTTGCTTGCACAGTCACAAATGTTAGAGGTTATAGAGTTGGAGGAACAGGAGCAACAATAAATGCAAGACTAAATGGATCGTCAAATCATTTAGCTTCAGCTTTATCTTTAACTTCTGCTGATACTTGGATGGATGGTGGTGCAGTTCAAAATATTGCTTTTGCAGCAGGAGATAAATTAGAGATCATGGTTGTTTCAACTGCAGGGACAGTAACTCAACTTGCTATACAAATTGATTTTACCAAACCTTAAAAGAAAATTATGGCTCTTACATTTGATACTAAAGCTCAAGGAATTTCTAATAGCAATCCAGTAGTTTTATCATACACCTGTGGAGCAAATGCTAAAGTTTTAGTTGTCGGATTAGCTATTCAAGATGAAATGCAGGAAGGAGGTTGGGGAACACCAACCTATAATGGAATCGCAATGACACAGGCTGCTGTAACACGGCAAGCTGTCTCTGAAGTTACTGTTGAAATGTGGTATTTGATTAATCCTCCTACAGGAGCTGCTTATAATATTAGTGTTCCGAATGATCCTGGTTATTATATTAGAATTATTGCCTCTTCATATAATTCAGATTTGAATGTTGCTTTAGATGTTACAGGCGGATGGGTGGGTTCTACCGCAAACCCTTCAAAATCTGTAACTACAACTGTAGATGGAGATGCTGTAGTTGATATTATGGCAAATTCTTATAATTCAGCAGAGACTGAAAGGAATCAAACTCTTTTATATGCAACGGATGAAGGTACTTGGAACAGTGCAGCTCAATATGCTTTGCAGGCTACTGCAGGATTAATAACTTTTAGTCACACGATTGCAGCGGCTGATTGGGGACTTATTATTGCTGCTTTTAAAGAAGTCTCAGCTGCCGAACCTACAATATTTATTCCTTGGATAGATGAAGATTTGATGTATTGATTAAAATCTAAACAGAAAGTAAAATTATGAGTGAAGTTTTTAATTATAGCGTTGGAGATACTATTTTTTTAGAGTTGTATGTTCAAAGTAATACAGGAGAAGGTAAAGAAGGATTATATCCAACTGTTAGTATACGAAATTTAGAGACCGAATATTATCTTGATTTTAATATTAATGTTTTTAGTTTGGGTTCTGGTAGTAATGGAGATAGTAAGAAACCATATTTAACTGATTTTGGTGGCGGTCTTTATAGAAAAGTTTGGGATTCTTCTGCAGCAGTTACTACTTCAATGAAATTAGTTGCAGAATATGAAATTTCATCTGGTAGTTTTAAAGGTAAAGATTTTGATTACTTATTTTTTAGTTCTTTTGAAAATGATATATCAATTATAAAACAGATTGAAAGTGGACGATGGAAAATTATAGATAATCAAATGATTTTTTATGAGGAGAATGGAACTACTCCACTGTTAGTATTTGATTTGAAAGACAACTCTGGAGTCCCAAATAGTGTAAATGTATTTGAGAGAATTCCTTCAGGAAGTATTTAATGCAACATTTAATAACAAGAGGTTTCGGTTTAAATCAATCAATTATTGTTAGGGGCTTCGGTGGGATCTTTCATTGGTTTCGAAAGTTAATTTCAGATGCATTTGTTCTTATTATAAGAAAGAAAATACCATTACCAGGAATTATAGAAGGATTACAGCGTGGAGGTCATATAAATATTACTAATGGAAAAAGAAATAAATAGGAGATAAAATATGGTAGAGAAAAAAGATTTTACGGAATATGAAAGGCAGTTAAAAAATTTTATTAAAGATCCTCTCGTTCCGAAAAAGAAAGAATTTAATATTTTTCCATCGAATGATTTAACACTAACTGTTCCTGATATAGAAAAATCTAAGGACAAACGGTCCTCTTCAAAATTAAGTATGAGGAAAAAAACTCAATTTGTAGACTTTGAAGAAGCTCCGGAAGGAGTAGAAAGAATTCGTCCTGGAACTGAAAGATGGGAAAATATTGTGCAGTATTTTGCTCAAGAATATGGTGATGAATATGATGGCGTTAGTAAAGAAACTATAATGATTATTGTTAGTGAATATGAAACAGAGAAAGCTGTAAATTTTGGAGATGATATTAGTTTAATGGTTGATGATATTATAGAAAGATTAGAAGGAAAAGGAATTAGAATTTATTCTTCTAAACTTTCAGTTAATAGTAAAATTATAACTTCAACAAATAAAGAAGCTAGTGTAGTTAAAGTTTCTGGAGATTTAGTATATTGGGTTTCGGGAAAAGATGATTTTGGTTCTGATTTTGTGAAGGATGTTAAAATTGCTGAAAAAAAGAAAACCGCTCAAAAATTTAACAATGGGGATATTGTTTTAGTTGCTGGAGTTGTTGAAGGAATGAGAGGAGTGTATTATTCAGTTAGATTTAATGATGGAACAATTTCTTTGTTTGAAGAAAAGGAAATGACTAAAACAGCAAAAAAATCTTTTCAAAAGAAAACAGCGGGAACATGGGCATTACCATTTACTGTTGATAAAGCTTCTGATTTAGAAAAGTTTGTAACTGAATTAAAAGGTGGTGCTAATCCTATTTCAGAAGAACTTTATAATCTTTATGGTGACGATGATTTAATGGATGATTTACAAACTATATTACCTTTAGCTGTTAAAATTATTCAGAAATATATTAAGAAACTTTTAGCTGAGTATAAAAGTGATCCAGAAGATTTTACAGAAAAATTAGATCCAGATGCTGAAGAAATTTTGAGAAGTATTTAATGAGGTATTATGAAAAAAAATGTAATAGTTAAATATTTCAACTCTCCTGGTAAGCTTGGTTTATGCATAAATTGTAATAAGAAAAATTGTGCAAATTGTAGTATGGGTTCTTTTTCAGAAACAATTCATAAATTTGCTTCTACCCAACAAGTTTCAAAAGTAAATACAGATTTCCGTTACATTAGATTCAGGGCAATAGGTTCACTCGAAGTTGACGGACCTAATTGTAATTCTGATGGATTCCCTTATGGAGAATTTTTAAATTTTGAACCTGGATACGGGTACCAAAGTTTTGTTGGAAAACACGCTTTTGTAGAACATCAAAGTGATGATATTACTAAGAGCATAGGTTCACTTTTAGGATCTTATTTGAATCGTTTCGATACTTCTAAATATGGACGAGAGTGGAATGATCTTACTTCAGAAGAAAGAATAGATATTCTTAATAATAGAAAGTCAGAGGAGGACGGAAGTATTGAAGTCCTTATGGGTATTGATTCTAAATTGGCTCCTGCAATTGCAAGAATGGTAGAGACTGATTCAAGTGTAGGTTGTAGCATGGGAACAAATATTATATATAGCACATGTAGTGTTTGTGGAAATGAAGCAAGATTTGAATCAGAATATTGTGGACATATTGCATTTTCTAAAGGCAATACAATTTTAGTTCCCGCAAATCAAATTAGAAATTTATTGAAAGAAGGAAAGTTAAGACCAGAGTGGTTAAAGTGGGTTTTAAAAAGAGAAGCAGATCAAAAAGAAGTGCTTCATGGAAAAATAAGTAGAATGGTAACAGCAACAGTATTTGAAATTAATTATGGTCTTTCATTTTTTGAATTAAGTGTTGTTGCAAATCCAGCTTATATAAGAGGATATAAATTAGAAAAGATTGCATCCTTGTTGAAGGAAGGTTTCCAACAATTACTACCTTTTGTAAAAGTTGGAGAAGATGAAGTTGAATTACATATAGATGTAACAAATGAATATTTTAATGCTTCAACTAATAAAAAAGCAAAAGAATTAAATAAAGATTTTGATAATTGGTCTAATTTAGAAAAAGTTTCTTATTTAAGAGATGGAGATATTGCTAAAGATGCTTTGAAAACAAACCAAGTTCAAAAAATTTATGTAGAAACTGAAAATAGGTCAAAACTTGAAAAAGTAGGTGCTAAATTTGAATCAATGGATAATCCTACTTTTGTTCAAATAATAAATCCAGAGGTTTTATTAAATTTAACATTTGCTGAAAAAGATTCTTTTATGAAATTTAGTGCTACAGAAATGATATATAAAGGCACTGGATTAGATTTGTTCAATGTAAAAGATTTTGAAAATCTTATTTCACGGGAAGGAAAACAACCTCAAGAATTAGTTGATTATATGTATGAATTAGCTGGTAAAGATGAAAAGAAAATAAATGATATAAATGATTATATAAAAATGTTACAAGTTAAATATAAAGTTGTTCCAAGAGAATATAAAATAGAAGAAAAAAAATTAACAAAAGGTTTAGGAGGAGAAAAGATGGCAAATAAAATTACTCAGACAGATGTCCGCCAAGATTCTGCATTTATGAAAAAAATTGATCAACTTTCGGCAAGTGCTCAAGAAGAGTTTGTAGGTGCTTATACTGGTGCTTATAATTATAAAATTGATGAAGGGGTTATCTGCCGGATAGATGCAGAAGTATATGCTGCTCGAACTGCTTGGAGTAAAGTTCCAGAGTCACAAAAGGAATCTTTTTTGGTTAATGCAATTGTAAAAAAAGCAGTATATGATAGTTTACCAACAACTGTTGAAGAACCAAAAGATGAAGGAATAGAAATTGAAAAAACAGAACTTAAAACTTGGAAAAATATGTCAGATGAAGGAGGGAAAATGATCGAAAAAGAAAAGAAAGAAAGACCTCATGGGGTTATTTTTCTTGAAGATTCAGTATCTGCATCTAAGGTTGTAAGAGATACTTTAGGAGCTATAAGGAGTTTGAAGAAACAAGTTGTAGCTGCTATTAAAACATTAGCTGGTGAACTTCCCCCAGGTTTAAAAGAATATATGGAAAGGAAGAGAGAAGAAAAAGGTGAAAAACCTGAAGAGAAACCTGGAGATATAATGGAAAAACCAGAAGGGAAAAAAGGACCTGTAGAAAAGCTTGAAGAAAAGCCAGGGGAGAAAAAAGAGGAAAAGAAGCCAGAAACTGTAAAACAGATTTTAGAAAACACAATTACAGATTTGAAAGAAGTTCATATGGATCTTGAAAATGCTGAAAAAGAATTAACTGAAAAAGTTGAAAAACCTCTTGAAGCAGTTCTTAATGGCACTCGTAGATATGGAAGGAATTTGAAATTAGCTGTTGAAGAGATTTTGAAAGAAGTAAAACCAGTTATCGAAGATGCCTCGGAAGCTGTTGGAGAGGCTGAAAGCATTATTAAAGATACTATTGAAGAGTTAAAAAAGGTTGAAAAACCTTCAACAGATGAACTTAAAAAAGAAGAAAAACCAGAAACCAAAAAAGAAGATAAAGGAGGTGAGATCGTGCCTGATGAATTAGACAAAACTCTTGCTAATGCTGCGAAGATAAAAAAAGCGCATGAGCAATTGACTGCAATTTTTGGAGAAAAAACAGCGACCTCCATGCCTCCAACTGGAGCAAAAGATCCAGGAGATTACGGAGAGCCTCCTGTTGCAAAAGAGTTAGCTACTTGGAAAGGATTTTATCAGGAATATGAAAAGATAAAAGATAAAGAGAAAAGAACTGAGTTTGATACTCCTGAAGGAAGGATTGACCTACTTACTGGTATTGTTGCTAAATTGTTTTTGAACAGAGAAAAGGTAGGAGATTCTTATTGGTTAATTACAAAGAAGAGTAATGATTTTGCAATAAAATCAACTTTTGTAAATGTTGCTGAAGGTAATATGACTAAGGATAACTTTAAGAAATTCTGTTCAGCTTCATATAAGTTAGCAATTCTTAAAGCAGTTTCTAATGTAGGTCTTGAAGATACTCGGAGAGAAATGTTTGGTAGTTGGGTGAAGGTGAAAACAAAGACCGCTGCTGAGTTTGAAGGCAAAAAGATTGATAAGGTTCCTCAAGAATTGTATGATACTCGTGAAAAAGACAAAGCATCTGGTGAAAAAAGAGATGGTGTTGAACCAACTGATGCAAAAGCAAGTGTCAATGAGAAAGGTTATTATTCTGATGCTTTTGGCGATGCAGGATATGCAAAAGAACTTACAAAAGAAGCTCTTGTGAAGGAAAATGCAATATTGAAAAGAAAACTCAGTGCTTTAGAAGCTGATAAGATTGCTGATACTCTTGCAAAGAGAGCTGTTGACTTAGCTCGGAAAGCTGCTGCTGTTGGAGCAATTCCTTTTACTGCTGAAGATGTTACTGAAAAAGCTAAGGAATATGCTGTTTTAGATCCAAATAGTTTTGAAGCAGTTACAAAAACTTTAGACTCTCTTCCAGTTGTTAATGCAAAAGCTTTAACTGCATATCAGATTCCTGAAGCAGAAAATGTTAATAGTGGTATAGTTTATGATGCTACAGATTCTGTTAGAAAAGTGAGAATTGAGGACAAAAAGCCTGATGAGTTAAAAATTGAAAATATGAAATTTGATGTTGAAGATGCTGCAAGGCTTGCAAAAAAAGCAGATCTTTTTGAAGAAATTCCTCCGGTAGATAATGTTTCTCGTTTTGAAGAAGTTTATAAACCTGAAACTGAAGAGATAGAAGTGGAAGAGGAAATTCTTGGAGAAGTTAGTGCAGATGTTCAAGAGAAAATTAGGAAGAAAGCAAGTGTGGTTCCTCAATTAAAAACAGCAACCGTAAATTTACAAGGAACAAAAATTCCAGATTTTACTGGGCAATTTACAACTATTGAAAATACATTAAGGAAAAAAGGAATTAAGTACAACCCACCTATACATAGATATAGGCGGTAATCGTTAATCGTTTAATTTTTTAGGAGGTGACTTTATAAATGGCAAAAGTTACAAGAGCTGGCTTTTTTGGGTATGAAACTACTTTGAAAGTATCGGGATCATTTGCAAGAGCAAGTGATTATGGTGAATTAGTTTGGACTCCAGGATTCTCTTGGATTCCAGGAATGTGTTTCAAATTAGATCCAGTTGATCCTTTATATGGTATTTTGTGCGATACTGATGGTGAACAAATTTTTGGTGTAGTTTTGGATAAGCCAACTGAATTAGCTCAGCCGCCTGCAGCTGAGTTGGCTACTGTTCTTCATGGACCTAGTCTTATTCAGATTGATCATACTGCAGAGATTAATGCAGGAACTGTTGGTGCTGCTTATCTTGCATATGAAAAAGCATCTGTTGAAGCTGCAACTCCGATGGATCTGCTTTATACTAATTCAAGTGGTAAATTATCTACTACGGCTTCAGGAAGCGCTAATAGAGCTGCTGGATTTGTTATTCAGGTGCCTGCAGCTGCGAACAATTACACTTTGAAATTAGCATTATTTTAATCGTTAACCGTTAATCGTTTAATTTTTTTGGAGGTGAAATATATAATGGCTTTTAAAACAAAAGCAAGTTCATATCCGCCAGGATTTAGTAAGAAAGCTCCGAGAGAGGGCTTTGCTGTGAAGGCTGATGATTTTTCTCAAGTTGATCCTTATAAGACTTATACTGATGCAGAAGAGAATGAACAGATATGGAATCTGTTACAGACTGAAGCTGGAAGGCAGGCTTTAGGTGCTCAAATGGCGATCCCAATCCGATCACAGTTAGATTACCAAGGAATGGCAAGGAGATTTTTTGAGATCGATGTGTTAGCACAGGGTCAAATTGCACGTTATGATAAAGACATAGACGGTTTTGCAACTACAGTTGCAAAGCGTGGTGAAATTATCGACTTCATCGTTGAAGGTGAATATGTTGAACCAAAAACTTGGGAAATTTTCTCGCCCTCTGGAATTAGGTTATCTGAAATTCAGCAAAGAAGGTTTAACGTTCTAGATCGTATGCAGGAGAAGATTCGTATTCATACTCAGTTAGAAGAAGATACTCAGTTCTTAGCATTAGCTTTGGCTACTGTTACTGCAAATACTGGTAATAACCCAGTTGTTACTAGTACTACTGGTGTTAATAAGGATTTTCTTAATCAGTTAGCTGCTACTGTTCAGACTCATGACCTTCCTGCTTATGCATTTTTGATGAATATGGCTTCTTATTCTCATATTAGATCGTGGGCACGGGAAGATGTTGATCCAGTGACTCAGAGAGAGATTATGCAAACTGGTTTGATGGGTTCTATTTGGGGTATTGATTTGATCGTTTCCAGATTAGTTCCTGCTGGAATGGTTTATTGTTTCTCTGAACCAAGGTTTACTGGTGTTCTTCCTATTAGAACTGATCTTATTCTTATGCCAGATGACGAACCTAAGAGAGCTCTTATTGCATATGTTGGTTATGAAGAGATTGGAATGATAATAATAAACGCCAATTCAGTTGCAAAAGGTACATTCACCGGTCGTCCGCCATCACATTTGACTTAATTTGAGTTAGGCTAAAAAAGAAGGGTGATGGAGGTGAAAATCCTCCATCATCTTTCTAAAAGTAAAGGAGTGAATATGGTAAAATTTTTTAAAGATGATTCGAAAAAAGATAAAGGACCATTTGAAGATCCTGGGAATCTTAGTATGTTAGATGTATTAAATAAGGCGATGGAGAAATTACGAGCTCGATTATTTACTCTTGCAGAATCATCTTTACCTGAAGGTCAAGCAAGTTCTTTTAAGAAAGTAGTGAAAGATTACACATCTGAAACTTGGAATATTTTAACTAATCTTTTAAGTAAAAATAAGGAGGATGAAGAAAATGAAGATACCAAGTAAGTTAGTTGCAGTTGAGGGTCGTTTAGTTTTAGTAAATATAGGTAATGCTGTGATAGAAATAAATCAATTCGAACCAATTGATTTAGCAGAGTTTTTTTCAGATGAAGAAATTCAAAAATCTGAAAGTTTAAAAGAAAGTTATCGGAATAAATTCATTGTTGAGTATGTAGAACAAGAATTACCTAAGAAACCTATTTCTAAACTTATAATTCCAAATATGAAAGTAGGACAGGGACCTTCTTCTATTGGTTATAAAATTATTGAACATAAAAATAAAGGTAAAGAATCTGATATTGAATGTGTTGTTGTAATACCTGAAGAAACAATGCAATTAATTAAAAAAGCACAGGATGCTCGTAAGGAACAACTCAAAAGTGAAGAAATAGAGTTAAAGAAGAAACAAGAGGAAGAGTTAGAAGTTGATACTATTATTAAAAAAGGTAAAGCAGATATTCCAGAAATAAATATTGTGCGTGTGGACGGAAAGGAAGTAATGCCTCTTGAAAAATTTAAAGCACCTAAAAGTGGAATAAAACAAGTAAAAGAAAAAACAATTAAAGTTGATTTGAATAAGAAAACAAAATAAATTTTTTAACTATAAAAACATAGGAGTTTTAAATGGTTTATCGTGCTCGTTCATATAGAGAAAATTTTAATGATGCTGTAAACAAAGTTGACGATTGTGTTGCAAATGTTTGGACACGTTTTAGCGATGTTGAAGATGATAGCCAAGTAATTAGTTTTCAAGCTGTTTATTTTAACGCGAGTGGTTCTTTACAAATTAGAGATGCTTATCAGGATGTAATTTATTCTACTTCTATATCTGGTGCAATGACACAACCAGATATTTTAGTATCTCCATTAACCGTTAGGTTACCACTAGAATATTATTCTAATGTTGCAAGTGGTTCAATAAGAATTTTTGGAGAATATGTATAAAAGGAGACCTATGCCAAAGAAAAAGCAAGTAGTTAAAAAAACAAATGGAAATAGCGGATGGCATGCTCGTTTAGATGAACGAACTGCATATCTTAAAGATATAGTTGGTGAAATAAAAGCAAATATTTTAAGATTTGAAGAAAAAATAGATAAAAAGTTTGATAATCTTGATGCATGTATAGGTACTAAATTTGAAGACCATCGTAAAAAAGTAGATGAAAAATTTTTAGCGTTAAATACAAACATAGACCAAAAATTTGCGAAACACAATGATTATCACATTAACAAGGAAAAGAAGTATTTGAAATGGTTTTTAATTTTAGGTGCATTAGTATTAGGTAGTTTGTTGGCTAATCCAGCAGGAATTGAGCAAGTTGCTGCTAAAGTTATGCTAGTAATAAAATTTTTGATAAGGTTGTTTTAAAATAGTTAAAGGAGATAATATAAATGACATGGAATGAGGGGTTTCCTCAAACTTCAGGTTCATTAGATAGTTTGCCTATAAGAGATAACTTTAGGTTCTTAAAAACTGGTCTTGATGTTCACGCCTCAAGTTCTGCAAATCCGCATTCCACTACTTTGGATCAAGTAATAGTTGCAAATCCTGTTACAAATAATCTAATAGATATTCAAGCATCAGGATCTGTAATTCACGATTTAAGAATTCAACAAAATTTACAAATAGGTGGTCAAGTTGTAGGTAATTTAAAACTTGCAGAAAATGTTTATATAAATTACGATGGTCCTGAAGGCGATTCATATCTATATTTCTATGACACTGATTCTCCGGTCGGAGTTTATATCGAATGGGATAATTCAACTAATCGTTTTATTATAAGTAAATCCTTATATGTAGATGGAGAATTTATTTCGATAAGTTGCCTTACCGCAAGTCAAGTATACTCAAATGGTAATATGTGCGTGAATCGTAATGGTCCTGATGGTGATGCATATATTTATTTCTATGATGGCGATTCTCCTACTGGAAGATCTTTAAAATGGAACGATGCACTATCCAGATTTGAATTTGATGAAAGTTTATGTGTAGATGGTGATGTTCAATTATCAGGAGATTTAGGTGTAAGTGGTTCAATAAATGCAAATACGATTACAATTTCAAGTTCAGGTTCTATTTTAAAATCTTTAAATATTGTAAATAATTTACAAGTAGGTGAAAGTTTAATTGCAGATCATAATACATTATCTAATTTAGATGGTGGTACTGTAGATGAATATTATCATTTAGAAAATGTAGAACATAGTGCATTAGTTGATGGAGGTTCTGCTGATAGTTATCATACTCATCCAAGTAGTGGAAGTGGTGGAAGTGCAGTCACTGGAACTATTTTACTATCAGTAGGAGGTGCTATATTACCTGATGGAACAGCGGGAAGTGCAGCTGCTCAACCAATGCTGATTACTACTTCAGATGCAGATGATCCACAATTAAGATTAATGGTATTGGCATTTGATGATACAACTGATGAACAGTGCTTCTGGCAATTTGCAATGAAACCAGATTATGTTTCTGGTGGGAGGTTGAAGGTTCAATTCTATACAGCCACTGACCAAACTGGAGTTAAATATGTAGATTTTCAAGCATCACTTATCGTCATAACTCCAGATGCAGACGCAGATGAAATGACAAGTTTAGATGCAACTAATGATAGTGGTGGGTTTGTTTCGGGTGTAAAAACTTTGGCAAATAATCAAGCGAACGATACCTTATTGGAAGCAACAATAAATTTATCAGCAAATCTTGATGGTCTTGCTGCTAATGATTTTGTTTATTTAAGTTTAAAAAGAAATGCAGCCGTTGCAAATGATGCAACAGGGGATGCGCGAGTTGTTAGTGTGAGATTCGAATATAATTACTAATTAGAGGAGATTAGGGTGGCTTTAAAGTGTTTTTATGCAAGTACAGTCCAAAATAATGTAAGTAAGGCTGGCATAGTTAATATGGCTTTACCGATATCACTATCTTTTTGGTTTAAAGTTGATAATGGAAGTCTGGCAGGAAATGGTATCATTCTTAATGCAAGGACTGGTGGCGAAAATCTAGTTAAGTATTGGAATTATGGAGTGACTATTATTACTCCTGGAATTGATATTTCTCAAGGTTATGGAGATGGAACTAATTATAAGTATAATACTTGGGATACAAACTTAGCCACAGGTATTTACCATCATGTTGTTATGATATTTACATCAACATATTTCTATATCTATATAAATGGAGGAGCCTCTTCCTCGTGGTCAACGACTGGTGCACTTTCTCTTTATACTACTAGTACTACTCTATATCTGGGAAGGAATGGAGGCACTGCAAATGTTTGGTTGGCAGAAGTAGGAATTTGGAACGTGCAATTAACTGATGCCGAAGCCAATGCTTTATATGCACTAGGTAGATATGGAATGCCTTTAATGATTCAACCAGCAGGTTTAAAGGCTTATTATAGATTGGATGATTGGAATGTAGATGCTGTAGCTGCAGGATCAGCTAAGGATTTAAGTGGGAATGCAAATCATATAGATGTAGTCAATAGTCCTGTAGCAGCTGACATTGATAGATTGAATTATCCTGAGATGGTTATAAATTAGCTTAAAGAAAATAAATATTTTTAAATAGATAAATAATAAAGGAGAGTAAAAATGACAGCTACATTTACTTGGAACGAATATAATGGTGCGGGAGCAGTTGAAACTGTAGGTATTTCTAACTTAAATTTTGGTAGTGTTGATGCACCAAACATAGTGCCTGTTAGTAATCCAATAACTGCAGGTGCAAATAGTTATGGCAAATATATTGAAGGAGCATTTAGTGGTTCATTTACACGTATTGATAATTTAAAGTTTTGGAAAGCTTCTGGTTCTTATGTTGCTGGTGAATCTTGCCAGTTTAGTGGTTCGGTTGCTTATGTTCAGCCAACTAATGCAGATCAAGGAGATCCTGTAGTTCCAACTTCTGAACCAACAGATCCTAATGTAGGAATTGAAGGAGATATTTTTGGTTATCTTGAAGGACCAGTGAATAGTGGATATTCGCTGAACACTGACTATATGCGTATTCAGTTACTTACTACAAATTTAACACCAGGTGGGCCAGTAAATCAAAAAACATTCTGTTTACAATACGATGAACAATAAAAAAAAGTTAAAGAAAAGAGTATTAACCTTTAAAATTCAATTTATAAGGGGAAAGTTATGTTAAAGTGGAAAGCGTATTTTAAGAATTGCAGGACGGTAGAACAATTTAATAAGGATGGTAAAGAAAGACTTTTTAAAGAAGTCCTTGAGAGACAAGATGAGTTAGAAAAGTTTGAGTTATTTAATGACAAGGAAAGATATTCAGTTAATTTGAGAACAGGGTTGTTCTCAATTAAAGGTGTTGAAATTGATTTATTTGGTATTTCATCTCAACAACTAAAATATAGAGTGATTTATTATAGGCGAATGCAAACAGTATTTACACCTCAACAGATTGGAGAACCTAAACTTTTTTGTTATTTATTAGGTCTCCAAACAACAGTCGATAATAAAAATGTTCAAAGAGTTTTACAAATTTATCCTGATGGAAAGATTATATTACAGATAAAATAAGTAAAAATATTTATGTGATAAGGCAAGGAATGTATTATGAGTGATTGGCCGAGAGAGTTGATTTCTTTAGGATATGATACTGTAATTAGTCCATTTCATGTTTGTAGTATTGGGGCGGCGTTAGGCACTATAGGGTCAACGTCGAGCGGAGTATTTCCAGGAGCTAATCTTGCACTGTTTATTCCGTTTAGAATATCGATACCTATTTTGATTAAAAAATTGGCATGGATTAATGGTGGTGTTGTTGATGGTAATGTTGATTTTGGTGTTTATGATAGTACAGGAAGAAAAATAGTTTCTACAGGTTCAACTGCTCAATCTGGGACACAGGCAGCTCAATTGATAGATATTGCTGATGTGTTAATTCCCCCAGGACAGTATTTTTTTGCTTTGGCAAGTGACAGTGCGACGGCAACTTTTCGGAGAGTGTTGTTAGGTCAGCAAGAAGGGAGAGCACTTGGATGTTTTCAGCAAGCGTCAGCTTTTCCATTGCCTGATATAGCGACTTTTGCTACCTTGGGACAAGCACTTTATATTTATTCTGGCGCAGTTGTATGTGTGGAGGTGGTTTAAAATGGCAGATTGGCCTGTTATCTCTTTGCCAACATTGGGCACGATTCATATTTTTTCTTTAGAAAGCATAGGAATTGGTTTAATGACTGCTGCTAATGGTAAGATTATAAGTATACCTGATTCAACCGCAGGAATACTTGTTACGAGATATGTTCCTTTTTATTTGAGTCAATCAATTTTAGTTGCCAAAATGTTTGTATATAATGGAACAGTCGTAGACGGGAATATAGATTTAGGAATTTATGATAAGAGTGGTAAAAAACTTATGTCAACAGGTTCGGTAGCTCAGTCTGGAACTGAGGTTTTGCAAGTTTTAGATATTACAGGCCCAAGAATAGGTCCTGGAAATTTTTATATAGCGTTGGGAAATAGTAGTGGAAATGCGAAGTTTCATCAAGTTAGTGTAGGTTCAGAGCAAAATCTTTGGATTATCGGGGTTTTAGATGAACAGACTTTTCCTTTGCCAAATCAAGCCACCTTTACTCCGATGGGGCTTTGTTATGTTCCATTTTTTGGATTATCTATAAGGACGGTGATATAATATGGCAGTGACAAATTATGCAAGTGGAACGCAAACAGCAGTTGTAGGAACTGAGCACACTCTTTCAGGTGTTAATGTGGTGGGAACTTTTACTTTTCATGTTGATACTGCTGCTATGGTAGATGGAGATATCTTAGAGTTGAGGATTTATCAAATTATTTTAACTGGAGGAACTTCACGAGTAGTATATATTGCTTCTTTTTATGGGACTCAGGTGGAGGGTGAAGTGATTAAAATTAGTGTTCCTGTTTCAAATGAGCTGACTGAAGATGATGCATTGAAATTTACTCTTAAACAAACTTTCGGAACGGGGCGTGATTTCCCTTGGAAAGTTTTGAAGTATGCTTAATGGAGACATTTTTTATAGATTATATAATGACTGAAGTTAAAGACCTAAATGAATGGGAATTGGCTACAGTCAATTCTAATATAACTTAATAAAATAAGTTTAAGGACTCAATTTAATGAGTAATATATCTACTAGGAAATCGATAGTTTTATTGTTAGTTGGAGTACCAACTATAACTCAACAAAAGGCTATATTGTCTGATGCTAATATAGTTGCTGAAGAAAAGCAGTATATTTGGGACATAGGACATTGGGATGATGGTCGAATTTGGGATGGTATTCTTAAAACATTACAACAGTTAATTACATCTGATGCTGAAATAACAACAATAACACCTGCTAAGCAACAGATAATTTCATCAGATACTAATGTAAAAATTGTTAACAATCAACAGTTATTAACATCTGATACTAACATAGTAATTCCTAATGTTCAGCAAACAATTGTATCTGATGCAGATATTAAGATTGTTAATAAGCAACAGATAATTTCATCAGATACTAATGTAAAAATTGTTAACAATCAACAGTTATTAACATCTGATGTTAATGTAGTAATTACAAAACAAAAATTAATTTCATCTGATACAAGTATTGTAGTTAAAAAACAGCAGATAATTACATCAAATGCTAATGTAATAATAAAGAATAAGCAACAGATAATTTCATCAGATACTAATGTAAAAATTGTTAACAATCAACAGTTATTAACATCTGATACTAACATAGTAATTCCTAATGTTCAGCAAACAATTGTATCTGATGCAGATATTAAGATTGTTAATAAGCAACAGATAATTTCATCAGATACTAATGTAAAAATTGTTAACAATCAACAGTTATTAACATCTGATGTTAATGTAGTAATTACAAAACAAAAATTAATTTCATCTGATACAAGTATTGTAGTTAAAAAACAGCAGATAATTACATCAAATGCTAATGTAATAATAAAGAATAAGCAACAGATAATTTCATCAGATACTAATGTAATAATAAAGAATATACAACAGATAATTGCATCAAATGCTTTTATAAAACAGCTAACGACTATTATATCTGATGCTAATGTTGCTGTTAAAACACAGCGTGTAATTATATCAGATGCTAATATAGTAGTTACAAGGCAACAAATAATTACATCTAATTCTTTTATAACACAGCCTTTAACTATTATATCTGACGCCAATGTAATAGTTACAAAGCAACAAACAATTATATCTAACGCTAATGTTGAAGTTACAAAACAACAATTAATTTCATCTGATGCTACTATAAAAGCTACAGAACAACAATTAATTGTATCTAATGCTACTATTTTTAGGGTATCAAATCGACAAATAATTACATCTAATGCAAATATTGGTGGTTATGGTCAAGGAAGTATTTTCAGTAAAGGTGAAAAATATCATATAAATACAGAAGATCAAAAATCTCATATAAATACAAAAAGTGAAAAATATCATATAAATACAAAAGGTCAAAAATCTCATATAGAATCTAAAAAACCAAAATTTAATATAGATTCAACTGATGGAAAGAAAAATTAATGTATAAGGAGTTTTAAAACTTATGCAATTTATATATAGAGGTATAACAGAAAGAATTTGGGCTCAATTTAAAGATGATAATTATAATTTAATAGACCCTTCTGGTTCTGTTGCTGTAAATATTATGTATCAAGACGGTGTTACGAAGATTAGTGGAGGAGTTGGAGTTCACGATTCTTTAGGTATATATTATTATACTATTACTCCTGACGCTTCTTGGAAATATGGATATTATGGTGCTTGGTGGTCAGGATGGATTAATGGTGTTTATACTACTCAAGATGTTCCTAATATTTTTAAATTAAAAGATCCTGCAGAATCAATCATAGAAGGTGTTTTGGTAGATGCTGTAAGATCTAAATTATATATGCATTTAGATGCTGGAGGTTATAGAAATAAATATTTGAGTGATCGAGAAATGCTAGATTATATACAAAATGGTTTAGATTGGTTTAATTCTGAGCCTCCATTAATTACAGGTTTTAATTTTAAAAATTTACCGAGAGAATATTATAGAACTGTTGAAATAGGTGCTATAGTTCACGCTTTAATAGGTCTTGAAATTTTAGAAGCTGGTAAACATTTTTCTTATAATGATAATGGAATTAGTATTACAAGAGATCGTTCAGGAAAATATTTAAGTATCTATCAATCTATAATGCAAACATATTTAGAGGAAATGAAAAGAATTAAACAAATGTATGCAATGAATCATTTCGGAATGAGAGGATTGTTTAGTAGTACTGTTGGTTTTCCGAGGTCGCTCAGCCGCGCCTTGCGCGGAGTTAGTAAGTTCGCGCATTAACTTTTTAGAAAATTTTTATGCGTAAAAAGTTTTCGAAAAAATAAGAATAACAGATAATAAAGATTGATATTTAATATTCGTATTTGAAATTGTATTATATTTTATATCCTTAAATGGAGGTATAAAATGGAAAAGTTATGTAAAGTAAAAGATTGTGGTAAGAAAGTATTAGCTCGAGGATTTTGTAGATTACATTATGATAGGTGGTATTTTTGCATTATTGATAAAGAAGGAAATCAACTTCGAGAATTATTTTCAACTAAACCCCACGGTGAAAGTTGGAAACAAAAAATGAAAGATGTAATGAATCGACCCGAAGTAAAAGAAAAGATTAGCAAAAAATGTCAAGGGTTAAATTCTGGAGAGAAGCATCCAATGTTTGGAAAACATCATAAATTAGAATCCATAGAAAAGATGAAAACAACTTTGAAAGTTAGTATGAATGATCCTGCTGTAAAACAACAAATAAGTAATTCTTTAAAAGAAGCTCACAAAAATGATCCAACACTTCGAGAAAAATGTAGCAAAGCAAGGAAAGGTAAACCCTCTCCAATGAAAGATAAAAAGCATACTCTAGAAGCAAGAGAAAATATAAAGAAGGGTATGGCGAATAGAGATCTAAAAGCAAGAGAAGAATGGATCAAATCTTTATCAGGAGAAAATAATCCTAATTGGAAAGGTGGAATATCTTATATGCCTTACGGTTTTAAATTTGATGCAAAACTAAAAGAAAAAATACGTAATAGAGACCAAAATACTTGTCAACTTTGTTTTATGACAAATGAAGCACACAAAGAAAAGTTTGGTGATAGTTTACATTGCCATCATACTGACCATGATAAACAAAATTGTAGAGATACTAATTTGATTACTCTTTGTAATAAATGTAATGCAATAGTAAACATAAATAACGAATATTGGATAAAATATTTTCAAACTTTATTAAGTGTTATAGATGAACAGAATTATTTAATGAAGGAATATAATGTCTCCAATTTATAATAGTAATGATCCTCTTCAACCTGGAGAAGAACTATACGAAGATTGTGGTTTGGGATTAGACAAGGAAATTGTTGATTATATAAAAGAGAATCACGAATTACAAATAGTTATAGGGAGTGAGCCATTCTACTTTTACCAAAGAATGACTTCTGGGAGTATTATAGCTGGAACTATTTCTTCTTGGGACCAAACAACCCCGCAATATATGAAAATTTTATGGAATCCAGGAGATTCAAATCATCCAGATTTAAGAACGTATACAGGAACAGGTAAAGGGACATTTAATTTGTATGTTGGAAGCACTCTATTAAATAGAGTTTTTGACAAAGATGATATATTATATGATAATGAATTTGCTTTAGAGGAAGTTGTTGGAACATCTGTTTCTACACGAAGACAAGTAAAAGTATGGTTAAATACAGGGTATGTACCTTCAGGAACTGTTACTTTTTTATATAATATATTATGTGGATGCGTAAATTCAGATACAAATCAACCAGATATGCAATGCACTATTTGTTATGGAACTGGATTTCCTCCGGGGTGGATTAAATATAATTGTGATGGAACTAGATATAATCCGGAAAATACAATTTTAGTAAGAGTACCGAAAACAGATTTTACTATTTCATTTAGTGGAGAAGGTTTAGTAAAAAAACAGATTAATAGACATTGGGCTCTGGCTGTACCTGTTATAAATAATTATGATTTGATTGTAAAAACTATGGGAAATGATGTAGGACAAATATTTGAAGTAACTAATAAAAAAGATAGTTTTTTTAGAGGTATTTTTATGCATCAAGAGTTTGATGTGATTTTGTTGGAAGAAGCAGATGTTAGATATAAAATGATTCTGAATATATAAAGAGGAGTTTATATGTCGATACTTATACCACGAATAATATTTGACGTAAATAGCAGAAATAAAAAAAGAGCAAAAATAACAGAAGAAAAACATTTGCCAAATGGCTATACAGTACGTTTTTATGAATCAAGAATGGGTTATAGGGCTACAGTAGTAGATCCTAATGGTAAAGAACACGCAAGTGACCTGAATCATTATAATGAAGAATTAGGAGGGGTAACAAGAGAGGAAGCTATTGAATACTACAAACAATTAATTAAAAAAACTGAAAAAGGAAAGTTACCAAGAGAAAAAGAAGATGAAGAACATAAAACAAAAAAAATACTTATTAATGATGTAAAAGTATCAATAGATATAGATATTATTCCTTTAGTACAAGCTTTGAATAGTGTTGGTATCAGTACATATGAATCTTGCCAAGGGGATATTTATTCATCTGGAGAAGTAACTCCTGGATTTATAATTGCTGATAGAAAAATAAAACAGTTATTACCTACTTTAAAAAGTATTGATCCAAATGTTATAGTGAAATATGAATCTGGAACAATGGGGTATGCGATTTCTGATTATGATGCGCCTGAAGGAGCTGAAGAAACTGCGAGCTCTTTAACTTTTACTGTTAAAAGTGGAGTAGGAAATGCAGGAAAAGTGCTTGCTGATTTTTATTTAAACGCTGCAAATGCAATTTCTGGAAGTTCAGTTAGTTAAAAAGTTCGAAAGGTTATATGAGATATCTTCAAACGAAAGATATAGTTCATTATCTTGTTGAGTCTTTGAGAAAAGTGTTTGCAACCAATACTTCTTGGGTGAATGATAATCAAGAAGTTGTAGAAATTACAGGAGCAAATATTCCAACAGTATATGATCATCAACCAAGAGAACCAGAAAAATATCCTATAGTTGTTATTGAAGGAGTAGGAGGTCCTCTTGACAATTGGGGAATAGATGATTTTGTTGATAGTATTTGGGTATCAGAAAGGTTTGGTTCAGTTCCGAATGATTATGAAATTTTAGGTAATGGTTATAAACAAGCGTTTGGTATTCAAGTTTCTGATTTTTTGAAATTAAGAGATATAGGTATTGCAATTAAGTTTGGAAGTAGATTAAATGGAGATATTAATGTAAATTTTTCATCAGCAAGTGTTAATGAGCCTGGAGTAGCAATATCTTCAGGAATAATTAATGCTTTTGAAGATAATGACTTTTTATACAAATGGGTTGAATTAGATCCACCTATTATTTTAGCTCCAGATCAATTATATTATGTGGAGTATGAAGCACCTGATGATTGTATTTATTATATTGCAAAGGATACAAGCCCTGATTTAAGTTTGACTGCACATCCATATCTTGCAACTAAGTACGGAAGCGGGTCGTGGAATGTTTCTTCGAGTTCGACTTTGTTAGCAGTTGCTCAAGGTCCAGTATATAAACGTTTAGGCGGAGGAATTCAAGTTAATTTATCTTTAAGGGTCGAAGCAAAAGATATTTGGACAATGCACTCAATAGAGGATATTATTTTTATGTATTTGACTATGTTGAAACATGCAAATTTGAAACGTAAAGAAGCTATTACATATCCTCCAACTTTAAATGTTGAATTAGAAGGTATTAGCAATTTGACTGAAACAGGTATTCGTATTATAAATATTTCAAAAGGAAATGAAAATGTAAGAGAAAGAGGAAATGATAGAATTTTTTCGATTTCATTTGCTATTGAATTATATAGTATTTGGTCAGAAGATTTTGAAGGTGATACAATAAAGAAAGTATCACCAGATATAGAAGAATTTAATTAAATAGAAAATAAAAATTATTAGTAAGGAGGTTAAAAATGGCTTATAAACCACCCGGAGTAACAGTTGAAAGTATTGCTGCTCAAAGAGTAATTAGTTTATCTGAAGAAGTAAGAATTTCAGCTATTATTTCTACAGGGCCAAGTGTAAGGAATGTTGTTGATGAAGCAGTTACACGTTTAGCAGGTTCTGGTTCTGCTAACAAAGATTATTTAGCTCATTTTGGAGTAACAGTTTCTCAAGTTGCTGCAATTCCTGGAGTTTCAGGAGATTATGCTTCATGGAGTGGTAATTATTCTTATGGTGCAGGTACTGATGAAAATAATTTAGGATACATTCAATGGGGTAGTGGTTCGCCTGGAGATGGTCAACCCAAGGAAGGTGAAGTTTATTATGTATCTTATACTTATCCAGTTCCTGCAGAACAGTTTGATCCTACTTTATTTGTTGATACTGATGATGTGAAAGCATTTTATGGTGATGAAGACTTAACTGATGGCATAATGTCAATAGCTGCGGATTTAGTGTTAGAAAATGGTGCTCCTGCAGTTATGTGTGTTCAAGTTAGTGGTTCTTCTGATGCAGATTGGTTAACAGCTATTGAAAAATTAAAAAAGAAAAAGAATGTTGCTTATGTTATTCCTGTTAGTACTTCTTCTACAATACAAAATTATGCTTTTAATCATTGTTTGATTGAATCACAACCATTGATTGGGCATGAAAGGGAATGTATTTTAGGAATGAGTTCAAGTGCAAGTATTGATAATCATATTGCGAAGGCTAATGCTTTAGATAATATGCGTGCAATTTTAGTATTTCCGAGTGCTGATGTTGAAAGAGGTGATTTAACTCTTGATGGTTCTTATGTTGCTGCTGCAGTAGCTGGTGCAATTACAGGACAAGATAAAGTAGTTTCTCCTGTGACTGGAAAAACTCTTGTAGGATTTTCGATTCCAGATGAGGCATATGAACCTTATGATATGAATCGGTTAGGCGCAAATGGAATTCTTGTATGCTATAGTGAAGCCGGAGTTGTGAAAATTCGTCATTCGGTTACTACAGATCCTTCCTCTGCAACAAATGCTGAAGTTTCTGTTGTTGCAAGTGATGATTATGTAAGAAGAATTACAAGAACAAAGTTAGATTCGATGTTCCTTAATAAAGGAATAGTGATTGGTCCTACAACTCCTGGAGCAGTTGAAGAAGCTATTAAATCTATTTGGAATGCAATGGTTAGAGATGGTTATGTTTTTGCTTATGGAACAAAAACAGATCCTTTAACTGGAGAAGTACCTGTTAAGGCAGTTGTGGATCTTAATGATCCAAGACAAATTAATGTTACAGGCGCAATTAAGTTTTTGTATCCTTTGAATTACATTAAAGTAACATTTTTCATTTATATTTAAAATGAAGAAATAGTAAAAAATAAAATTAAAAATATAATTATTGGAGGTGAGTATTAATGGCAAGACTTCCTAAAACAGATTCTGAGGTATGGTACTCCTATGAGATCACGATTGACGGAGTACAGGTCGGAACTCTTCGTACTTTTAATCCAACTCAAACAAGAACTGTTGATATTATCCGTGAAATTGGAACTAATGGAGGACAAATTAAAGAAATCGTTCCAGGTGTAACAGATTATACTATACGTCTTGAGAAAGTAAGATTATATAATAAAACTTTGTTCGACCATTTTGGAATTGTATCGAAAGATATTCAAAATCAAGTAAGGGCTTTAGATATTAAAGAAGCAATACATTTACCTCAAAATCTTTCAAACAATAAAATAACTGGTCCTCCTGGAAGTGCGGATGGTAATGCTGGAGTAGTGTATGTAAACTATGAAGGTTGTTGGATTACTGATTGGGGTAAAACAATAACTCTTGGGGCAATTACAAATATTGAAACTATGACGGTAAGGCCTACAAGAGTATCATAAAAGCAGTCTGAGTCCTAACTAAGCGTGTCGTCAGTGTGACGGCATAAGTTGCCTGTAGGCAATCGCCGTTAGGCGCTGCTTTATTATAAAAAAAAAGAAAAGTAGGAGGTAAGGATGAATTATGGTGAAGTGTTAGGCTACATTACGCGAATGCCTAAAACAAAAGTAAAACCTTTTGAACAATGGGAAGGTTCAGAGGTACAAGATTGGGAATTTGAAATTGAATTATTAAATGTTGGTCAAAACATTGAAGTTTCAAATGCTGTTGCAAATTTTCCAATAAATGTACTTGCATGGATAATTCGATTAGAATTACTTGCGCGTTGCATTATTAAAATCAATGGCGATCCTTTTGGTACCCAGGAAGATCTTAATACATATAATAAGGAACACGGTCTTGAAGGTGAAAATTGTGTTTCATTGTTTGAATTAAGGAAGATTTGGATTAGAAAATGGGATCAGGTTGCAGTAACTAAACTCGAAGATGAATATAATAAATTGGATCAAGATCATCAAAAGAAATTATTGGGTGGTGTTATAAAACCAGAAAATTTGCAAGAGGAAGAAAAGAAAAAAGCTGAAAAAGCTATTCAAGAAGTAACAAGTGAAATTGAAAAAACTACAAAGGCTGTAAAATTAAATGTTGAGGGTACTATAGAAAGAAGCGAGCAATAACAAACGCTCGCTTCTCCCTCACCCGAGGGAATAAAAATGTTGAGTAAAGAACAGGTAAAAGCTGCGATTTTTAATAATCAATTACCTATAAAAACAATTAAACCTTTTAAAAAATTAGATTGGACTGTTTCTTTTTGTATTACTAAAACTTCCTTTCCTAATACTTTGGAAGAAACCGTTAAACTTATATCTTCTGCTCTTGTTCTAAATAAATCTCAATTAGAAAAAGAAAATCTTTTAAAATCTACAAGTTGTTTTGTAATAAATATTTTCTTTGAAAAGTATATAAGATTTTATAGCGAATGGGCTAAAAGTTTAAATGAGTTAGTTGAGGGTATTGTGAAAAATGATAATCAATCTAAATTTGCGTGGGAAGTTTCAAAGAGAATAGGTGTTGATAAAACATTGCATACTTCTGAATATAATGACGCGCAGTTGTTATGGATTTTTTATAATTCAGTAGAAGAAGAAAAAAATAAATATATTGATAGAAGTAATTTAATTAAAAATATATTTGAAGCATTAAAACCTTGGTTAGATAAAGATTTATATCTCCAAATGCAAGAACAAGAAGAAAATAGCCACGAAAATATATTGTTTGAGGAACAAACTGAAGAATACCTTGAAGAAAGTGATGGAGATACTATTACAATGGAATATAAATAAAATGCTCCTTTCCTTCTATTTTTGAGTATAATATATTGAGAAAGGAAGGAGGATAAAAAATGTTAGCATTGTTATGTTTAATAGGCATAGTAGGTTTAGCAAGTATTAGTAAAATTACTGATAAAGAAGATGAAAAATTAATTGCAGGTAATTTTGTAAAAATAAATGATGGAAAAGGTCATCAATTTAGAATTAATGCTTTTAATAAGCATTCGAATTTAAGTATATGGATAATGGTTTTGTTTGTATTGGGGTTTAGTTATTGTTTGTATAATACAGTAAATAATGCAATAAAAGAAGTCAGTAAAGATTTTGGAATTTTTATATTATGTGTTGGACTTGTAATGGGTTTATTGTCTTTATTACTTTTACATAAAGTTTTAAAAGATATGAAAATACGTATAAAAATAAAACATTATTTTGGTGTTTTTTGTAATTTATTTGGATTATCTCTAATTTTTTCATGGTGGGGTTACTGGTTTTTTAAATTAGCTTTTTAAACTTCAGAGCTTTTTAAAATCATAATCGAGCTTTAAGAAGAACTTAAAGCAGGTAACTTTTTTTATAGTTACCTGCTTTTTTATTTTTAAGGAGTTTTATGGCTGAAATGGAAGAGTTATCTAAATTACCTGAATATTTAGGTAAAATAGGACCAAAAGGAAAAGAAGCCTCTATTGGTGTAAGTGCTCTTTCAGGAGCAATGCGTGAATTAATAGGACTCATGGGTCCTACGTACTTAGGTGGTCATTTATCGGGTTTTATTCGTTCTATTGGTCTTGCAAGTGAAAATCAGAAGAAATTTTTAGGTGTTACTTTTGAAAGTACTCAACAATTACGTCTTTTTACTTCTGGTTTGGCTCTTGCAGTTACTGGAATGGCTACATATCTTGATGCTGCTGATAAAGTAGAAAGAAAGCAATCTGAATTAAACAGAGCTTATGGTATTGGTGCTATTTCAATAACTGATTATTATAAACAATTAGTTCAAGCTTCTGGGATGGGAGGTAAAGCAGCTCATGAATCTGCAGAAGATCTTATAAAAGCAATGAGAGAACAAAGAGAAGGTACTGAACAAGAAATAAATGCTATACTTCCTCTTTTTATTAAATATTCTTTAGGCATAAGTAAATCTTTTCCACAAGATTTTGTTTTTATGCATGAACGCCTTGGAATGGGATTAGATAAAATTGCAGATTCTTATGAAACTATTGCTGCAAATGCAGCAATTGCACGCGTTCCTTTAGATCTTTATAAAAATACTGTTTTTTCTGTGTCTGCTGAATTACATCAGTATGGACTTTCGACAGATGCTGCTATAAGGTTTACAAATTTGTTTACAGATGATGTAGCAAAGAATACTTTAACTATGAATGAAGCACAAGCAGCTGCTCGTTCATTCACACAAATGCAATTTACTGCGGCAGGGTTTGGTGAAAGAGTAAGGGCAACAATGTTTTTACGTAAAGCAATGGCTGCTGGTGAAGTACCTTCAGGTCTTCGAGAATCATTAGAAGAAACTACAAGAGCTCAGTATGGCCCAGGAGCACGTTTAGCAGAATTAAATACAATGCAAATGCAATATGTGTTATCTAGACTCGATCCAAAAGTATTTGCGCAGGTTACAGGTATTGCTATGACAGAATCAATGAAAAATATTCCAAAGGAAATGAAACCTCAAATATTTCCTCAGTTTTGGGGAGGTATGGAATATGAATTTTTTCAAAAGAGACTTGGTAAAGCATTAGAAACTGGTGGAGGAGGCCTTGTTGGTTCTGTCGCAGATGTTATGAAAGGAATTGAACCAACTACAAAAGAAGCAATTATTGCAATTAATGCATTACGAAAACAAATAGAACAAAACACTAAAGATATGAGAGAATGGTATTATCCAGTATCTCAATTTTTTGATTGGTTGCGTTCTAAAGGATTAGGTGTAGAAGCAGGTATTTTAACTGGCGCAGCTGGTGCTGCTCCTGGTGCTTTAATGACTGCGTTTGCTCTGAAAGGGATTGCAGGGTTTGGTGGAGGTGCTGTTGCTGGTGGTTTAGGAGCAGGCGGAGTTGGTGGTTTAGCAATGGGATTAGCTGGATTGGCAGGACCTTTAATTGTATTAACAGGAGCTTTGACAGATGCATATTTAGTTGCTAAACTTTTTGCTGAAGGATTGAAGTTAGCAAATGAAAAACAATATCAAAAGCAACAATTAGAAAAACAAATGGAAACTCCTTCTGGACAAGTTTATTTAATAAGTAGAATACTTCGTGCACGGCAAGCAGGAAGAATGGGTTTTCCTGAACAAGAGCAAGCATTGTATAAAGACATTGAAAAAGAACTTGGATTTCCAGTGGTTCCTGGTGTAGAGAAAGGACTTTATGCACTATATAAAGAGAAAATGGAAGGATTAGGTAAAAAACCATTAGCTTATGAATCAATTGAAAAAGCAGCTGGAGTTCTTAAAGGAAGAGGCGTTCCTGTATTACTTGTTCAAGTAGATAAAGGTGTTAAAACAGAAATAATTAATGATACTTTAAATATAATAAATAAGCCTGGGTCTCCTATTCAACAAATTACTAAATAAAAGGATGTGATTTATGGGAAAACGTGAAGTAATAAAAATATGGAAATTAAAACCTCCAATAAAAAAAGATGCAACTGTACGCGGTTATATTAATGTAGCTACTGTAAATAATAATTTATTTCCTCGAGGTGCAGAATATATTATTGAAGGTAAAATGGATAGATGGTTAGATGATTCTATATTAACTAGTGTTACAGATGAAGGAATGGCATACAGAGTTTATAGAGATGCTTCTACAAATGTTCCATATATCATACGAAATAACGAAAAATTTGTTATTGAGGGAAAAGAAGAAAATCCCAACATTACGCCAATATTCAAATTTTACGTAAATCCGCGAAATATTAGGATTGGAAAAAGTAAATTAATTACTAAAATAAGAACTAGAGGAGGTTTTGAATTTCAACATTGGGGTCCAGATATTGCAACTATAGGATTTGCAGGAACTACTGGAAATATGACACCAACAAGTTTTACTGCACGAATTCGTAATGAGAATCCTACAGTTGATAATTCTGAAGCATATAAAGTATTTAGAGATTTTGAACAATTATATGAAGAAGATCAGCAACAGCAAGAAATTGGAAATGTTACTATGTTAGGACTTGAATATAGAGGTAATATTTATGTTGGTCATTTGAGAAATTTTAGTTTTGAGGAAGTAGGCGAGAGACCTTTTCAACTTGAATATACTGTTGAATTTGCAGTTGAATATGAAGCTACAAATGTTAGTAGAGCTCAGCAAGAAATACAACAAGATATTATTCGAAATGCAGATACTATTGATTATTTGAAGAAACTTGCAGAAGGGGGAAGAAAGAGTGGTTAATGAAACTCAACATAGAACCACTCATTATTGGCCTGAAGCGCGTGTTTATTTTTTAGACCCAAAATGGACTGGTTCTGGAAAATTAAGGGAAGGTTTGCAGATCATTGCTCCGGAAGTGCGAGATGTAATCAGTGTTAATGTTTCATTGAATATTACTTCTCAACCTGGTACATTTACTATTACTTTAAATAATAAAAATGAGCGTTATTTTATAAAAGATAATCCAGAGTTTGAAATTAAAAATTTGAATGATCCTTTATTCAGTTTACAGCAAAGCACTTCAAATCGTCCAAAATCTGTATATCCATATAAAAATGCTTTAGAATGGTTAAATCATGAAGAATTTAAAAGGTTATATGTTCTTCCAAATGGAGATGTTGTTACGTTAGAAAGATATCAAGGAAAAAAAGATGGTTCAATAGGTTATTGGAAAAGAGCTCATAACAAAGAATGGTTGCAAGAGCATGGTAAAGAGAAATTAGATGAAGTAGATGAATTTATACAGTTGACTGAAAAAGACCTTGAAAATGTTCTAAATAGTTCTCGACCATATATAGATTTATATGGAGATTATGGAGGAATGCTTGAACAAGGAAGATGTGTTTTTCAGCCTATGGATAGGGCTGTGATTTTGCTATCTAAGAGATTTAAAACTGAAAAACATCCTTATGATCTTATCAATGTTTTTACAGGTATTGTAAATTTTGTTGTTGATAGTTATGCTGAAAATTTTTCAAGATTAGTAATTTCTGGTGAAGATGCTACTAAATGGTTGAGAGTAACTTTAGCTAATGTTAATCCCTCAGAATTAACTGAAAAGATGCCCGATGCGGGACCAGATGCTATAAGAATATGGTCAAAAAGGTTTTCGAATATGGAACCTTGGGAAATAATTCGTCTTTTGATTTTTGGTGATATGGATAGTGATAATGTTAAATTGAGAGGTGTAGGTAATTTTGAGTTTGATCCTTTAATTGGACCAGAAACTTCGTTACTTGATACTACAAAAGGTTTAAAAGAAAATGTTGTTCCTATAACTTTTGATTATAGTAATAATTATGTTAATGAAGGATCTCAAGATTCTATAGATACTACAAAAGCATCACGTTCTGGAATTGTTATAAGAGAAGATATATCTCAATTAGATAAATTATTTGCAACACCTAAAGTACATATACAAATTCCTACTGAAAAAAAGCAATATAATTCTTTGGGACAATTAGTAACAACTCCATACAAAAAATTTGTAAAAACTACTTATGGTAATTATGAAAATGAATATAAAACTCATTTAGATATTATTTACGAGTTAGCAAAAACAACTTATTTTGAATTTTATGCAGACCAAAATGGGGATATTTGGTATCATCAACCTCGTTTTGATCCTCTTCATATTTTAACAGCAGATATGCCAGAGGTTTATGTAATACAAAACGAAGATATTATTAGTCAAGATTTTACTGAATCTGATGAATCTATTATAACTTCAGTTTTAGTTGTTGGACAACAAGATTTAATTGAAGGAGATCAATACCCACTTAATTTAGTAAATTTTTATGAAGATAAAGGACTTATTTTAAAATATGGTAGAAGGATGATAACTTTAAGTCATCCTTTTGTAAGAACTTCTGAAGATTGTTATTATTATGCTCAAAGTTACCTTTATAGAGTACTTGCAGAAAGAAGAACGGGGACTGTAACGATTGTAGGTAGACCTGAAATAAGAATGGCAATGCCTGTATATCTTCCTTTTAGAAATATGATATATTATGTGAATTCAGTTACTCATAATTTTGCTTTTGGTGAAAGTTTTACTACTACTTTAGGTTTAACTTATGGAAGAAAACCTTGGGAAATTTTACCAGAGTTATTAACATATACTGCACAATCTGTTGCTGATGGGGAATTTGGTGATCAAAATGTTTCAATATCATCTACAAAAATTCATGAGGCTGTTAGTTCAAAATATAGTAAAGGCGATCCTCTTATGTGGCCTTTTGGATATGTTAATTATATTATTGATGCTGGATATAGTGAAAAAACAAGAAAAAGAACAGTTATTAGTGATGGAGAAACATCAGAAATCGTTTTACCTAATGGTTTTGATTTAAAGCATTCTCAATTAAAAACTGCACGAGTATACGCAACTCATGAGGGTATAATTGAAGAATGTGATATAGATCATGTAATTATAAAATCTACTGGAGGTAATTATGAAACTCATTATTATGGATTATCATCAACTATAAATGTAAATAAAGGTGATACTGTTGGTGCAGGTGCTGCAATTGGATATGTAGAAGATGTATTGCGTTATTGTATGAAACGAAAACAAGGTTTTGTAAATCCAGAAGCATATACTAAGGCGGAATTAAAAACTCAAAGTGGAGGAACTTCGTGAGTAGAAAACATTTTCCAGGCGAGAGACCTTTTGGAGGGCATTTATTATCTTCTACTCCATTTCATCGCCTTGCAGTTATAACAGAAGTTAATGCAGAAAAAGGAACTGTTAATTGTAAATGGTTAGATCATCCCGGAGGAAGAGAAGATATTGTTATAAGTCAATCTGCTTTTGGTTCATGGGAATTTCCAGTTCCAGGAGCTGTTATTCTTATTGCAATGAGAAAAGGAGATCTTCCAGAGATTGATAGATATATACCATTAGGATATGCAAAACAAGTTGAATCTGGAAAAACAAAACAGATATATCCTGGTGAAAAATTGTGGAGAAGTTATGATGGTTCTGTTGTTGAATCAGGAAAACAGTTTCCAGTACCTATTCCTACAGGTTCTGAAATATATATGTCGAGGACAGGGAAAATTATTTTTCGAGATGGTGTTGGTGATTGGTGGGAACTTGATCCGAAAGAAAATTTGATTCATCAAAATAGTATGACTTACCAAAATGTTACTGAAGCAGGTGTTCTTGATTTTGGTTTAGTTAGAAGAGAAATGCCAACATATCCAGATCCTACTCAAAATACTGAAATGGTTCTTGTTACTCAGGATAATATATTAATTGCAGATGGAGGAAAAGCATTTACGGAATTTAGATTGAGAGTTTTGGAAACTGCGGATGTAGATCCTACAACAAATCCAGAAGTTGATGATCCTTTTGTTGAAGTTATTTTAGGAACAAAAATCCAAAGAGTTGGTTCTGGATTGGATACTATATATTCTCCTGAACTTACATCAAGTGAACATGCTGAGACTGGAGAAGAAATATGTGTTCAGTTAAAAACGAAAAGTACTGTTGGTTTTGAATTTACCATTGATAAAGTAGGTAATGTAACCATGAGAATTAAAGATACTAAAAAGTTGAAGATTGTATGTAATGATATTGAAGTTGAGAGTGCTGATATAAAACTTGGTGGAGGCGGAGATGAGAAGGCTGTGGTGCTTTCAGATTTTATAAGTGATTTTAATGCTCATACTCATTATGTTGCTGCTGCCCCTGGTACTTCTGGTACTCCAACAACTCCAATTACTGGAGATATATCAACAAAGGTGAAAGTTGAATAAGGTGTAAAATGACTAATCCTTTAACACAAGATTTAATTGATAATTTAAGTAAAAAAACAGGTTTTTCTAAGTGTTTAATTACAGGTCTTCTTGCACTTTCTCAGCCTGTAAGGACTTCGTTGAAAGTTTTTTTACAGCAACAAAGGTTTTTATTGGAATTGAAAGTAAATAAATTGGCTTTTCAGATACAGCGCAACAATATGCTTTCAAATAAATTTAATGATTTATTTGTTTCCATGAGTCAAAAATTAAATTCTGTGAAAAATATATTGAATGTAACTCATTTTGGAACTGTTGTAAATAACTGTCCAGAACTTCAGCGTTTAATGAAAAGTATTATTAAAGGAGCTGGAGTTTCTGGATTAAAAATAGAAGGCTTCGATGATGTAGAGAATATTTTGAGTGAAATCAATTACAGATTGCAGAGTGCTAATGCAGCGCTGGATCTTACAACTCGTGCAAGAGATCAATTAAATGCAGAGCTGGAATTAATTGATCGTTGGGTTAATTTGTTAAATTTAATGTAATAGGAGAAATATATGACTGTTCCTGTATCTTCTTCATTGGATGCTTTTAAATTTGAAGTTTCAAATCGAATAATAGCAGAAGCAAATGTAAGTAAACCACGTCAATCTTTATATAGAGAACCTCAGTTAAAACAAACTTGTAATCATAATTTGTCTGGAGTTCAATATACTTTAAATACCTGTCCAAGATGTTTAGGAAATGGTTATTATTTTGATATAAAGTTTGATGCTGGCGGTTTAGTTCCTCAAGTATGGGATGAAAACAAATTAATTCAAGAATTAGAAAAAATTACTTTGACAGATTCTAATCCATTTCATCCAGAATATGGTGCAAATTTGAAACAGCGAATAGGTCAAGTAAATGTAGAGGAATTGAAAGCTATTATACAGAGAGATTTATTAACTACTGTTTATAATTTGATTAAGTATCAAAAAGCAGAAGCAAGTAAAAGTCCTGGATATTTTTCAGTATACGAACTTATTGATAGTGTAGATAAAATTGAAATTACTGATCTTTCGGCTACAGAGTTAATTTTTGCAGTTTATGTTATTACAATACATGGTAAAGAAGTTCAATTAACAGGTAAAGTGTTAGTATAAAAAACTATGACTACTTATTATATTAGAAAAAGTGGAAATGATGGAAATGATGGTTTATCTCTATCTACTGCTTGGTTGACTATTGGTAAAGTTAATACTACTGTAGTTCAAGGAGATACTGTTTATGTTGGTGGAGGAGATTATTCAACCGAAACCCTGTATCCTGTGCAAGGAACAGTTGAAGGAGTAATAACAAAATATATTGGGGATACATTAGGAATTTACACTGGTGATGCTGGATTTCCATTGATAAAAGATTGTAACGCATTAAATTACATCGGGACTAAAGGATATTTTTGGGTTGAAGGATTTGAGATTACAGATTGGAGTTTTATTGAAAGATGTTATGATATTACGATTATAAGATGTAAAATTCACGAAGGATTACAATCCGCACTAACTCTCGGAAAGTTATCTGTAGAAAATTGCGCTATAAATTTAGATTTAACTACTGGAGGTCTTCTTATATCTGCATATATAGATGAATCAACTCCGGGATTTATAAAAGTATTAAACAATACAATTCATTTGCTCGGTTATGCTTATCTTGTGATCGATTTACTTTCATATCTTTCAGAGGATTTTCCTGTAACTTTTTGTAACAATATATGTATTAGAGAAGATTCTGATGATTCTTATTTAATGTCTTTTAGATCTACAGGAGATGGATTTGCATATTGGAATATGAATTATAATTGTTATTTTCAAAATGGGATTTCTAAACTCGTTGAGTGGTATATGGATGAGGGGCCTCTTTATACTGCCGCGAATTTAGCATCTTGGCAAGCACAAACTGGACAAGATCCTAATTCGTTAGAAATTGACCCTTTAATTGATATTGATAAATATCATTTGACAGCGGATTCTCCTTGTATTGATGTTGGAACTGATTTATCAAGTCATGATGTTACAAAGGATATAGATGAAGAAAATAGACCTATCAATTTAATTTATGATATAGGATGTGATGAATTTTCTGTTTACATAAATGTAAAACAACAAACAATTTTATCTATTGCATATATTATGTTTGGGGAAGCGTTAACTAGAGATTTATTTTCATTTAGTAGAGTAACTAAAGTAGTTCCATCTTTTAGTTTAAAAACAAAAGACAAAACTAAAACAATAATGACTGATGCTAAATTAAAACATATGTGTGATCATATTTTACCAAGTGGAAGATTTACTTTAAATACCTGTCCAAGATGTTTAGGAAATGGTTATTATTTTGATATAAAGTTTGATGCTGGCGGAAAAGTTTTAACAATTAATAAAGAAGAGAAACTTTTACAAGAATTAATTAAAATTGTTTTGACATCAAAAGGTGCTAATTCATTTCATAGAGAATATGGATCTGTAGTTTCTGATAGTGTAGGAACAGTACAAGAAGTAGATTTTAGAAAGACTAAGTTAAAACAAGCTATAATTGAAGCTGTTTTACGTTTAAAATATTTACAAAGAGATTATGTAGAAAAAGGTTATAAATTATCTTTGGAAGAATTAATCGATAAAATATCTAATATAGAAATATATGAAATAGAAAACGATCCAACTATGTTGGGTTTTAAAGTGCAAATATTAACTGTACGTAGTGAAATAATGTTGTTGCAAGGAAGTATTTCTTTATAAGAAGGAGAATAATTATGACTATTAAAAGTTTTTCAAATATAGTGCAAAGTATGATTAATTTTTTGAAGACATTACATCCAAGTGTTGATACTAAAGAAGGAACATTTACACGAGATGTTGTAATTGACCCAGTTGCAGATGCTTTAGATAATTTTTATGCTGCATTAGATATAGTATCAAGTGGTCAATCTCCTGATTTAGCATCTGTTGATGATTTGGTAATTCTTGCTGAAAATTTACAACTTGAAAGAAAAGCAGCGGTTCAAGCAACAGGTACTGCTACTTTTTATAATAGAACGGGAATTACTACATCTATACCTGCAGGTACTATTGTGAGTAGTAAACCTGGTGCTGATGTTAGCGCTCAACAATATGTAACTTTGCAAACAATTACAATATCAGATCCTGGAAGTTTTAACCCCGATAGAGGACAGTGGGAAGCTGTTGCACCAATCCGCGCGTTGGTTGGAGGATCTCAAGCTAATGTTGATGCAGAAGCTATTTCTGTAATGATTACATCTATTTCGAATGTTGCTGGCTGTTTTAATGAAAATGCAATAACAACTGGAACAGATGAGGAAACAATTGATTCGTTAAAACAACGTGTAAAAAGTGTTCTTGCAGGAAATAATGTAGGAACAAAGGCAGGATATTATGCTCAAGTAACAAAAGATTTGAATGTTATAGATGCTTTAGTAATTAAGTCTGGTGACCCTTTTATGGAAAGAGATGCTTTTGGTGCTATTGATATTTTGATACGTGGGGGAGTGGCAGCTCAAGCAACTGATTCATTTATATACCATTCAGGTACTGAATATCATATATTTACTCAGCAACCAGTACATCTTTTTACAACGAGTGGAAGTTTTTCTGCAATCGGGAGCGTCACCGGTATTTTAATAGATGGAACTCATTATATTGTTATAAAAGACGATGATGTTTATAAAGGTTCTGTTAAAGGTAGAGATCAATTTTATTATATTGGAGGTCTTTCTGATGGTGAAACAATTATTATTATTTATACATATAATTCTTTAATTCCAACATTACAAGCTGCTGTTGAAGGAGATAGTGCAAAAAGTGTATGTGCTGATGTTTTAGTTAAAGAAGCAAAAGTAAGGTTAATTGATGTGACTGCTACTGTTCAATTGTTTGCAGGGTATGATGTTACTGATGTTTCTACTAGGACTCAAACTGCTATTACAAATGTATTGAATGATTATTTGATAGGGGCCGAAGTACAACAATCAGACATTATAGCAATAATTGCAGCAGTGGAAGGTGTAGATGATGTTTTAGTACCTCTTACTAAATTTCAAGAAAATTCTTTGACTGGAAGTATTGTTCAAGATTCTGATGGTAATTTAGTAATTCCGTGGGATTCTTATGGGCAAGCAGGAACAATTACTGTTATAGTTAAAAGTTAAAAGTTGGAGTTTTTATGTCAATTTCGTTTAATACTTTTATAGAAAAATTTCGCAGATCTTTAACAAAATATTATACTGTTAGTTACTCAACAGATACTGCTTTATATCTTATTTTGCAAATATATGCGGGAGAGTTAGCGTCTGGAAGTGCTGACCTTGAAGAGGTGCATGAGAATTTGGATATTTTTACTGTTACTCTTCAAAAACTTTATGATAATTTTGGAACATATTTTGGACAACAAAAATATTTTTATCAAGATACAAATGAGGATTTATATTCTCCTATTGATTTTATAATACCAGGATCTGGGTCTATTTCAAGTTATAGAAAAACAGTTAATTTTTTAATGCAAGCTGCTATGAAGGGAAGTACTATTTATGCAATAAAAAGAATAGGGCATGCTTTTACTTTAATAACACCTGATATAAGAGAATATTATAAAATACCAAGGTGGAAATTAAAAACAATTACTGGAGTTGTTTCAAGTGGAAGTTCCAATTATCCTTATATTATTGAAGATGTTTTTAAAAGTTGGAAAGATAATGAATTAAATGGTGCTTTACTTGTAGCTTCAGGTTCATCTGATTTATGCCAAGTACTTCAAAATTATTTAGATAATAAAATTGAATATTATCCTATAACGCGTCCAGAACATATATTTTCAAGTGGGAGTATTTATACAGCAACTTTTAGTAAACTAGGAACAAATACTAAGTTATATGAAAATTTAGAATCAAGTTTTGGTGCTGACGTTATTATTTGGTTGCCAGAAGAACAATCTTCCCGTAAAAATGCAATTGAAAAAGCAATAGATGATTTTAAACCTGCACATGTTAATTTAAAAATTAATTATGAAGATTATTATACTGCAAGAACTACTACATCTCAACTTAGTTCAGGTTCTAGTGGTTCTTTTTATGATCCAAATGTGTTTTCAGTTAATTTTGGAACTGTAAAAAATTTAGTACCTACGATAGATGCTTCTTATAGTGGTTCTGCTGATAATACAGTTGTACCAGGTTCTCCTGGTTTTGTTAAATCAAGTGGAGCTATTGTAAATAATATTTATACAAGTCCTGTATTAGATCTTTCTGAAGCAGGCCCATTGTATGCAAATTATGATTGGGCTTATGATTGGGTTGTTGATTTAAAACAAGATTGTAGAATTTTAGTAGAAGCAAGATTATTTGATAGTTTACCACCTTCTGGAAATTGGGTTTTAGTAGATGCTGGAGATGTTATATATTATTCAAATATAAAACGATATTGCCAATACAGAGTTCATGTGTTTACTCAATTTGCTGATAGCTTTGCTGCTTATCAATTTTCAATGAAGCAATACTCAAGTAGCTCTTCAGATCCATACTATAATTCTATTATTTGAATTAGGAGGACAATAAATGGTTTTAGATCCTTTATATAATAGCGCAGGAAGTGAATTTTTTGATGATCAACAAATTGTTGCACAAGATTTGAATAACATTGAATACACCAAAATTAAAACAATAAGAGATACTATTGCCGCTTGTATTTATCAACCTGGAGTTGCTATTGATTCTTTAACTGATACTGCATTGCAAGTTGTTTATGTTGATAATGCTCACTTTACAGTTAATCCAGGAACTGCAATTGATAAATTTGGCAGAATAATTTATGTACCAAGTAATACTGCTGCAAGTGGTAGCATTGCTACTGATCCTCATTATCACCCAACTTTTCCTGATAGAGAAAATATTGCTCATGGACAATTACCTAATGTAGTTACTATATATTATGTAAATATTTATTATGCTACTCAACAAGATATTCAAGAATCTGGCAGTTTTGGAAATTACTATACACGAGAGTATGATAGTTATCGTATTGCAGTTGAAACAGCTCTTCCTGATGCTAATAGTGGAGGAATAAGTTTAGCAAATTTTCAAGTGAATTCTTTAGGAGAAATTATTAATAGTATAATTTTTGATTCACGTCCTCTTTTATTGTTAGCTTTATATTCTACTGGAATTAGTCCAAGAGAAGTTTTTAAACAATTAGGAAATTATTGGAGTACTGAAGGCACTTTTCCATGTTGGCATCGATTTGATATGAAGGCTGCTTTTTCATATAGAAGTAGAGGTGAAAATTCTATGAATATTTATTTTGATGTTATTGGTCCTCCATATTCTGATACTGGTGGATATTTTTCTGTTGCTATATATCCTGCGGGTTATGAATATGAAAATCAAGCAGTAATGAATGGTTTTCCGACTTCGGGATCTGTTGCTTATAATTCTTGCGCGTTTAGTTCTGGTTCTGCTTCTTATTCTTTTTCTGTTGATACTAGTTCTTTGTCCCAAGATTCTTTGTATATAGTTGCAATATTTTTAGGTGCTTATCTCATTCCTGGTAATACTGCATATGTTAGAAATACTATTATTGATGTTTCTTAAGTAAGGAGTAAAAATGGTTAATAAAGGATTAAATATTGGTGCTGGAAGTGAATTTTTTGATGATCAAATTATTTATAAAGAAGATCTTCAAAATATAGAATACACTAAAATTAAAACAATAAGAGATACTATTGCCGCTTGTATTTATCAACCTGGAGTTGCAATTGCCTCTTTAGTAGAAAACGCATTGCAAGTTGTTTATGTTGATAATGCTCACTTTACAGTTAATCCTGGAACTGCAATTGATAAATTTGGCAGAATAATTTATGTTCCAGATGATACTTCTGCATATGAAAGTAGTTCTGATGAAGATTATCATCCTACTTGGCCAGATAGAGAGAATATTGCTCATGGAAAGATTCCAACTGTTACAACTCGATATTATGTAAATATTTACTATGCTACTCAACAAGATATTATAGAGACAGATGATTTAGGAATTTCTCAATATACTCGAATATATGATAGTTATCGTATTGAATTAGAAAATTTTGAGGCTGGTTCTGGAAGTTTTGGAGATGGTGGAATATGTTTAGCAAGTTTTCAAGTGAATTCTTTAGGAGAAATAATATATAGTATTGGAGATTTGAGGTCTATTTTGCAAATGAGAACTCAAGCTGCTACAGAATCAGAGTTTCTTGGTGCAAGAATTGTTTACAACCAAACGAGTGTAGCAGATGATACTTTAAATAGTGAAGCTATTCCAAATTATTTTAGTAGTAATAGTGTTGGATATGAAGAAGTAGGAAGATTTGCATATAAACATCAAGGGCAAGATTTTATGAATGTGCAATTTTGTGTTCCTACTTATTCTGATATTGGAACACTCCGCATATATTTATACCCTTATTTACCTTCTGGAAGTACATATTCTTATACTGCTTTTGGAGTACATAATTATTCATTTTTTATAGGTACTATAGAAGAAAGAACATATATAACTTATATATACTTAAAGAAAGATGGTGCTTCTTCTACATATGTGCGTGATATCGTTATTGATGTTTCATAATTAGGAGTTTAAAAAAGAATGTTAAATATTTATGATGGTTTAAGAAGTATATTTTTTGGAGATCAAAACGTTTACAAAGAAGACCTCCAAAATATAGAATACACCAAAATTAAAACAATAAGAGATACTATTGCCGCTTGTATTTATCAACCTGGAGTTGCTATTGATTCTTTAACTGATACTGCATTGCAGTATACTCCTGCAATTGCGGTAGATGGTTCTAACAACTTCATAATCACCTGGGAGGATGGGCGTAATGGTAACTCTGATATCTATGCTCAGCGCTACGATTACTCGGGCAGCCCTTCAGGTTCAAACTTCAAGGTGAATGATGATGTTGGAACCGCTGGCCAGAAATATCCTGCAATTGCGGTAGATGGTTCTGGTAACTTCATCATTACATGGCAAGATCACCGCAATTTTTACTCTGATATCTTTGCCCAGCGCTATAACTTCTCTGGCACTCCTCTGGGTTCAAACTTCAAGGTGAATGATGATGCAGGAACTGCTTTGCAGGGCAAGTCTAAAATTGCGGTAGATGGTTCTGGCAACTTCATCATTACATGGCAAGATTATCGCAATGGTAACTCTGATATCTATGCTCAGCGCTACGATTACTCGGGCAGCCCTTCAGGTTCAAACTTCAAGGTGAATGATGATGTTGGAACTGCTTTGCAGTATACTCCTGCAATTGCGGTAGATGGTTCTGGTAACTTCATCATTACATGGCAAGATCACCGCAATTTTTACTCTGATATCTATGCTCAGCGCTACGATTACTCGGGCAGCCCTTCAGGTTCAAACTTCAAGGTGAATGATAGTGCAGGAACTGCTTTGCAGTATACTCCTGCAATTGCGGTAGATGGTTCTGGTAACTTCATCATTACATGGGAGGATGGGCGTAATGTTTACTTTGATATCTTTGCCCAGCGCTATAACTTCTCTGGCACTCCTCTGGGTTCAAACTTCAAGGTGAATGATAGTGCAGGAACTGCTTTGCAGGGCAAGTCTAAAATTGCGGTAGATGGTTCTGGCAACTTCATCATTACATGGGAGGATGGGCGTAATGGTAACTCTGATATCTATGCTCAGCGCTACGATTACTCGGGCAGCCCTTCAGGTTCAAACTTCAAGGTGAATGATGATGTTGGAACCGCTGGCCAGAAATATCCTGCAATTGCGGTAGATGGTTCTGGTAACTTCATCATTACATGGGAGGATGGGCGTAATGTTTACTCTGATATCTTTGCCCAGCGCTATAACTTCTCTGGCACTCCTCTGGGTTCAAACTTCAAGGTGAATGATAGTGCTGGAAATGCATTGCAAGTTGTTGGAGGAGTTGTAAGTCCTGGAACTGCAATTGATAAATTTGGCAGAATAATTTATGTTCCTGATGATACTGCAGCAAGTGGTAGTATAGCTACAGACCCTCACTATCACCCAGCATGGCCTAGTACAACGGTATCAGGTTCTGGAGGTTATGTAAATATTTATTATGATACTCAACAAGATATAGTTGAAGCTGATGATTCTGGGGATCAATATTATACTAGAACGTATGATAGTTATCGTATAGTTGAAGAAGGTTCTTTGCCAAGTGATGAAAGTGGTGGAATATGTTTGTTAAATGGGAGTATAGATTGTCGACCTTTTTTGGTATTACGTTCAAATATTGGTACTTTGATTTATATAGATGAAAGATTTAATTTTATGGTTTATGCAGATGCAGGTTCTACAGAATGGGCAGACTACCATTATTGGATTGTAAATTCTTCTATTCCTGTAAAAAAAGCAGAAATTGCTTTTCAATATAATGGTGAATCTTTGATGAATGTTAGATTTTGTAGCTCTATTAATTCAACAACTCCTGGGATTTTGTATCTTTATGTATATAATTCTTCAACTGAGACTTCTGTTCTTAACACTTCTTATTCTTTTAGCGCAGGTCTTGGAATATATAATTTTTCTCTTGATATAAGGTCTTTATCTTTAGGAACTCCTTATTATATTGTTTTATCTATGTCTCGTGTAGGCAGTTCTGGAATTACACAATTAGACGCTATTGTTATTGATGTTGCTTGATTTTTAGGTTTTTGTTTTTAAAGAAATTTAGTGTATTTAATATAGTAATGCGAAGTTTGGATTTTAATAAAAGTTTTGTATATTATAGAGAAGCCAAAAATGTTAGAATTATTAAAGCATTAGCTATTATTGGCTGATGCTTTTATTTTAATTTAATAAAGTAGGAGGTCGTTTAGTGAAGATTTTATATTTATCTGATTCACCATTAATAGCTACTGGGTATGGTAAAATAGGAAGAGATTTGCTTATAGGATTACGTGATAAAGGTCACCAAATTATTATTTTAGGAGGGTCAGTTGCACAGATACTTTTTCAATCTCAAGTATGGAATGGTATGACTTATTATCCAGTTAAAGATTATGGAAATATTGAAAATATTCGTTTTGTTTTAAAAGAACATAAACCTGATGTAATGATTGTGAATTCAGACCCGAGACATTTGCATCATGTTTTTGAAATTGATAATGAAATTCGCAAAGTATGTCCTTTGGTTTTTTATCATTTGTGGGACGATGATCCTTTTCCTAATTTTAATATTCCTTATTACCGTTCAACTGATGTTGTTGTTGCAGGATCTAAATTTACGTATGATTTATTAAAAGAAAATTATAAAGATACTCCAATTTTTTACGTGCCTATGGGAATAAATACGAAAGTATTTAATATTCTTCCGATAGAAAAAGTTCAAGAATTTAAAAAGAAATTGTTTCAAAGTGCTCCTCAGTTAGTAGGTGCAAAGTTTATCGTTGGATATGTTGGTAGAAATATTTTACGTAAAAGAGTACTAGACCTTTACCGCATATTTTCAAAGTTTGCAAAAGGTAAAAATGATATTTTGTTATTTTTACATTCAAGTCCTTTTGATCCTGAAGGTAGTAATTTATTATATTTTAGAGATACTTTGTATCCAGATCTTCCAGTTGCAGTAAGTGAACCTCGAAATCAAGATGATTCATTTTTAGCTTTTTTATATAATATGTTTGATGTTAGTATAAATATTGCACATGCTGAAGGTTTTGGTTTACCTTTAGCTGAATCAATGGCTTGTGGTACTCCTTGTATTGCAACAAAAAATGCAGGTCCAAGTGGTTTAATTGTAGAAGAGAACGGATGGTTAGTTGAACCTGAAATTCTTTCTTTGTTTGGTACTCCTCAAGTTCCATTTATTAATCAACGTTTTGTAACTGATAAAGATGTATTAAATGCTTTGGAAGAAACGTATTCGAATAGAGAATTACTAAAAGAAAAAGCTTCTAAATGTAGACAAAGTATTGTAGAGAATTATTCTTCAGAAAAGATGATTGAAGGATTTGAAAAAGTTTTAAAAGAAACTGTAGTGAATTACCAAAAGTATCCAAATTATACCATTACAACTTTTCCGCAAGGGAATAATTTGAAGTCTATGAAAAGAGAGGAGTAAAGTAAATGAGTAAAAAAATAGTTGTATTTAGAGCCACTGTAGATAATTTTTCTGGGTATGGTACAGTAAGTCGTAATTTGATCCTTGCTTTTTATAAAAAGTATAATGATTCTTTTTTAATAAGTTTACAAAATCTCCGATGGTTAACTGCTGGTGATATAGATATGTCTCAAGAAGATCGTGATATTCTTGATATGTTAAAAAGAAAACAATTTCCTCCAGAAGAGTCTATTTTAATTCATATGTCGATACCTATAGAATTTCAATGGCCTCATAATTACAAAAAGTATTTTGGTTTTACAATGCTTGAAACTGATAAGATTACTCCAGTATGGGCATTTATTCTTAATCGTTTAGATGGATGTATAGTTCCTACTCCTTTTAATGTTGCTTCATTTACAGCAAGTGGTGTTACAGTTCCTATCACTACAATTCCTTTTGGAGTTGATTTTAATATGTTCACTTTGGATAAAGAACCATTATTATCAAAAGAAGATATTCCTACAAAATTTAATTTTTTGTGTGCAGGACAATGGACACAAGGAGATCGTAAAAATATTGCTCAAACAATTTATTCTTTTCTTAAAACATTTAAAGGTAATGATGATATTGGATTAATTGTAAAGGTATATGGAATTGGTGCAGGAACAATTGATAAAATTCAGTGTGTAGAAAAAATTAATTTTATTCGAAAACGTATGAATCTTAAACCAGATGAAGGACCAAAAGTTTATTTAGTGCATGGAGGCTTAACAACTGAAGAAATGTCGAGATTATATCATAATGCTCAAGTATTTGTATTGCCGAGCAGTGGAGAAGCTTTTGGGGCAAATATTATAGAAGCCATAGCAAGTGGCCTTCCAATTATTACTACAGGAGGTACAGCTCCAGATTTTTATTTGAATCCTGAAAAGAGTGTATTATTAAATTATAAATGGGTACCTTTAGGACAGGCGATGTATTGGCAACATGTATATGAGCCACCTCAACAAATAACATTGCCTGATTTTCAAGATTTTGAAAGAATGATGAAAAGAGCTTATGAAAGGTATAATGACGCAAAAACATGTGCTCTTGAGCAGCTCCAGGAACTTGTAGATAGGAAAATGACTTGGAATACATCAGCGGAAAAACTTGCTTTATTTTTGGATAATGTATAATTTACGGAATTGGTTAAAAACATTGTTATCTACTTAGACAATTTCCTGACAATCTATATTTTTAACGTGTTCATGAGGTGTAAATGATTAAGATTTTGTCCTATTTTGCTCATAGTATATATCAGAAAAATTTGTCCAAAATTCTAAATACTGAATTTTATCATATTATAGACACCGAAAATAGTCAAGTTTGGGATGAACAAATATCTAAACCTGATAATGTTTTTGAAATTTCTAAGAAAGAAGCTTTGGATAGACAAAAGGATTTTGATTTAATGCTTCTTCATCGCCATCCAACAATTCTTTCTTCTTGGGAAGAAGGCTTTAATCGGATTCCAAGAGTATTTGTTGAACATACTGCTCCTTACAATGACTATAATATTGCTTTTTGGAAAGAACAACGAAATAAATATATTGATCTTACTATTTTTATAACTAAAAGTAGCCTTCGTGCATGGGGTATGCAAGAAGATGAAAAAAATTTAGTAATTTATCATGCAATAGATTTAAAAGAATTTCCAGAATATGTAGGAGGAGAAAAATCTATAATAACAGTTTGTAATGAGTTTCCTGGTAGAAACTGGTGCTGTGGATATTTGCTTTGGGTTAATTCTACATGGGGTCTTAAAGATGTTAGAGTTTATGGTAGAGGTAATAAAAATATTGGAGAGGCTGATAAAGGAAAAATGCCCAATGATGAAATAAAAAATCTATTATCTAGATGTGGGGTTTACTTTAATCCGACGTTAGCCTCTCCAATTTCCATGGCTTTGTTAGAAGCTATGGCTTGTGGAACTCCTGTTGTTTCTACAGGGAATTGTGAAATGAAAAATATTTTACAAGATAGTGTTAATTCGTTTGTGGCAAATGATGCTTCTACTTTAAGAAAAAAAATTATAGAAATGTTAGAGAATCCAGAAAAGGCAAAGAAAATTGGATTAAGAGGAAAAGAAGTTGTGAAAAATGTATTTCCGCCTGAGAGATTCATCTATAAATGGAAAAAGATTTTTGAGAGATTTGTGAAATGATTAAATTTATTAAACATACTGCATTTAGAGATTATAAAGTCAAGAATTTTAAAATTAAACAAGGCGATGAAATTTTAAAAATTTTATTTTCTGAAAAAGATATTCATAAAAGTAGGAATGGTAAATTACATTTAGACATTTGGGGTCAAAAATTAAAACAATTAAAAAAGATTTTATAAAGGAGAAAAATAATGTTAAAAGTAACTTTAGATGTAAATGGATTAAAAATAGGTGAATTTAAGATTTTAAATATTGGTAATAAAGGGTTAGAAAAACGAAAAGGTCAATGGAGAAATTATGAAGTTGAATATTTTGAAGATGAAAAAGGAAAAGGTGTAAGTTTCCAAATTAAACATAAAAGAGAAGATAAGGCATTAGTATTACTACAAAAAGTTTTAGATAAGATATTAAAGGAGAAGTAAAATGAATGAAAAAGCAGTTGCTAAATATTTAGTAGAGAAACTCGGAAAAATAAATTTAAGTTTTGATGATTTTCCAGAGGATTATGTAAATGTAAATGTTAGACCTTCAGCGGAAATAAATGTGGTAAGTTCGTTTCACGATCTTCGAATTTTTGAAGACGAATGTGCAGAAGAGTTAAGAGCAAGTTATGTAATTGAAAGATTACCTTTAAATTTACATGAAACTGCTGTGAAAGAATGGAGAAGAGTATTGAAACCTGGAGGAAAACTATTTATATATTGTCCTGATGGAAATTTGATTGTAAAGAATTATATAAATGGATTAATTGATGTTGTGGAATTTAGTAAATTATTATTTGGGAAAGATACCTATGCCGAAAATATTCATCGGTGTGTTTTTGATTTACCGAGATTAGTTAAATTATGTACTTTTTGCGGTTTTGAGTTTGAAGGTGAATCAAAAAGGCCTTATGGATATGAATATGAATTAGGTGTATTGTGTAAAAAAGCTGAAATAAAATATCCTTATTAAAGGAATAGATAAATGAATATTATTACTACTTGTCCTAAATGTTGGGAAGATACAGGTGCTTATAAATATTTAAAAAATCTAGAATTTGTTTCTAATATACAATCTCTACATCTTCCATGGGAAGAATTTGATAGAGTTGAAACTGATTTACTTATCGCTTGTGGTATTGGTGAACCAACTTTGTTGAAATTAAAAAAATTAATAAAAGGAAAAATAGGAGTTCTTTTTTGTTCTCCTTTAGCACAAGCGCATGTAGTTCCAACAAGTCCAAATGGTGACCTAGATTCATTGTTAAGATATGTGAATATGTTAAAAAGTGGTGATATTGATTATATATTTTTAGCTTCTCAACAATTAGCAAAACTTTTTAATAATGAAAAAATTATATATTTACCTGCACCTTTATATTTAGGAGGATATCAAATTTCAAAAGAAAGAAGAGGAATAGGTTTTTTTGGGACAATGGATAAACATAAAAATTTAGCTACAATGTTTGGTGCAGTAAAACACTCGGGAATTGAGGATTTATTTTTCATAACAGGATCTGAAAAAATTTCTATGTGTAATTTCTTTTCAAATTTATTTGATATGAAAAATATTATAGTACATCCACGATTACCAAAACAACAACTTTTAGATGTAATGAGTAAAGTAAAATTAGGGATTCAAATAGGATTTTCAGAATCCTTTAATTATACTACTTGGGAAATGGCAATGTTAGGTGTTCCGAGCGTAGTAGGTTCGAGTATTTATTGGTATGCTTCCAATAAAGAATTGAAAGAGTATTGTGTAGCTTCAAATCTTGATGATCCAATTTTAATAGGAGAAAGAATTAGAGATATTTATTTTGGAAGTGATATTTTTTATAAACATTTATGTTCTTTAGTAAAAGAAGTAGCTGAAAAAACTATGAAAGAAAATAATCAAATGATTCCAGAAATTTTAGGAAAATTATGATTAAACTTAATTTAGGGGGAGTAGAAGAATTTGAAGGAGGTTCTGGGTCTCCAAGGTTAGTTGATTTTACTAATATTGATATTTGTCCTAATTTAAGAGGAGTAGATATTGTTTGTGATATTGCTAATTTACCAATGTTTAAAGATATTTCAGTTGATGAAATTAGAGTTTCTCATGCAATTGAGCATTTACCTCTTGATAAAATAGATTTAGCTTTGAAAGAATGGCACCGTATTTTAATTCCAAATGGGCTGTTAAGAATCTATTGTCCAGATGCTAAAAAAATTGCGCAAGATTTTGTTGAAAATAAAATAGATTGTGTGAAATATAGTAGATTGTTATTTGGTAATCAAGATTATAAAGAAAATTATCATTTGTTAGCAATTGATAGACAACGGTTAGATGAATTAGTAATAAGTGCAGGATTTAAAATTATTGGAAGAGATCCTAGGCCAAATGCATATCCTTATGATTTAGGAGTACAAGCAAAAAA